ATCTTAATTAGGAGGAATAAGAATGGTATTGAAAGGTAAGAATTACTTAAGTCGTAAATTGTCGAGCTATCGAAGTCGTGTTCAAATGCGATATGACTATTACGCTATGAAGAAGTACGATTATTCAGCTGGAATTACAATTCCTGCACAAATTAGAGATAACTACCGAAGCGTTCTAGGGTGGGCAACAAAAGCAGTCGACAGTTTAGCAGATAGATTAATCTTCAGAGAATTTGCAAACGATAATTTCAATGTGAATGAAATTTTCCAGTACAACAATCCAGATATATTTTTTGATAGTGCCATTTTGTCTGCACTGATTGGTTCATGTTGTTTTATTTATGTATCAAATGGAGAAGATGGTTTACCTCGACTTCAAGTTATTGAGTCGAGCAATGCAACTGGTGTATTAGATCCAATCACTAATCTTTTGACAGAAGGTTATGCAGTACTCAAAAGAGATGATAACGGGAATGCCATTCTTGAAGCTTACTTTACTCCTGACGAAACAATTTACTATGAAAAAGGTTCTGAACCTTTTTCAATTTCTAATCCAACAGGAATTCCTTTGTTAGTGCCAATTATTCACCGTCCTGACGCTGATAGACCTTTTGGACGCTCAAGAATTACACGCTCTGGAATTGGCTATCAAAAACTAGCACAAAGAACCATTGAACGTGCTGAAATTACAGCAGAGTTTTATTCATTTCCTCAAAAGTATGTATTGGGGACAAGTCAAGATGCTGAACCAATGGACAAATGGAAAGCAACTGTTTCAAGTTTATTAACTTTCTCAAAAGATGATGACGGAGATAAGCCAACAGTCGGACAATTTACAACAGCGAACATGACACCATTTGTGGAGCAATTGAAAATGGCAGCTGCAGGATTTGCTGGTGAAACAGGTTTAACGTTAGATGATTTAGGATTTGTATCTGACAACCCATCAAGCGTTGAGGCTATCCGTGCAAGCCATGAGAATTTACGTTTGGCGGGTAAAGCTGCACAACGTTCTTTAGGTAGTGGATTGCTGAATGTGGCTTATGTATCGGTTTGCTTACGTGATGAGTTTAGATATATGAGAAAACAATTCTCGCAAACAACGGTCAAATGGGAACCGTTATTTGAAGCAGATGCCAACACATTAACATTAATTGGTGATGGCGCAATCAAATTAAATCAAGCAATCCCTGGTTATATTACAGCAGAAGTGATTAGAGATTTGACTGGAATTAAAGGAGCTGAACACGTTGAATAACGATATCGTTCCTGAACTTCTCGAAAAGATTAAACAAGATTTTTTTTCAAATGCTGAAAAGTCATCAGAATTAGAAAAACTATTATTGTTGTTAAAAGATGGAAAAGCTACTTATAAAGAATCTTATCGTTTTGCTACCAAAATAGGCGAAATATTATCGGCAGTTCTGCAAGAAAACATTAATAATAATGTATTGCCTGAAGGAAAAATGCATTTTAATATTGCAGACCGTATTTTGAATGAAATATTTGAAACAAATCACAAAATGGTTAGTTCTTATGCTAAAAATATACAAGAAGAATTAAACAAACAAGCAGGTCTAGGATTAAAATCAGTCATTGCACCTATTAATCAAAATAGGATAGATAGTTTGGTAAATAGATTATCTCATGAATCATCATTTGATGAAGCTTCATGGATTTTAGGCGCTCCAGTTGTAAACTTTAGTCAAAATGTGGTAGATAATCACATTAAAGCCAATGCTGAATTTCATTACAAATCTGGTTTGAAGCCAAAAGTCGTGAGAACTACAACAGGAAAATGTTGTGAATGGTGCGATAAATTAGCAGGTATTTATTTTTACCCAAAAGTTGATAAAGATGTTTTTAGACGTCATGATCGTTGTGATTGTATAGTAGAATATTATCCAGGTGATGGAAAAAAACAAGATGTTTGGAGTAAAAGATGGTCTGCTTCGCATAAAAGTAGTATAATAGATACGAAAAGATTAGATGATATTATATTACCGAAATCAATTAGTGCTAAGGCAAGAGATATTTATGTTAAGGTATCTTATCCTGTAAGAGGTACAGTAAGAGTTAAACAAGGTAGTACGATAACTAATGTTAATGTTATTGCTGGGAAAGATGTAAGGAGACAAATAGATGATATTCGTAGACTTACTACACAATATAGGACTAAAAACGAAAAATTGTGGCAAAAAATTACCGGTATTGCTACGTTAGAAAATGATAGAGTTGCAGAATTACATTGGTATCAGCATCCAGAAGTTGGGAAAGTAGAATTTAAAGTTAAGAGGTTTATAAAATGAAAGTAGTATATTTAGGCCCTACAGAACCACATACTCTTGATGAAGGGAAAGAGTATGAAGTAATTTCAGAGGAAGATGGATGGTATAGAATAGTAGATAAATCAGGAGAAGATTATCTATATCCTAAATCTGAATTTAAAATTGTAGAAGATAAGTAATTTTTTAACAACTAGATATTTAAAAATCAGAAAGGACTAATGAATGGCACGAAAGAAATATGGCAATCAGTCTCCCACTCAAGCGGTCATTCTACCTTATGTTAAGAAAAAGTCTGCAGGAGTTGAAGCTGTAGAAATTTATGAAAAAACAGGATTAAGTTGTTACACTTGGCAAAAGAAATTAATCCAATCAATCATGGCGGTTGATAAGAAAGGTTTATGGGTTCATCAAAAGTTCGGATATTCTATTCCTCGGCGAAATGGAAAGTCCGAACTTCTTTATATGCTTGAATTATGGGGACTTCATCAAGGATTAAATATCTTACATACAGCTCACAGAATTAGCACTTCTCATTCTTCATTTGAAAAAGTCAAACGCTATTTAGAAAAAATGGGATATGTAGATGGAGAAGACTTCAACTCCATAAGAGCAAAAGGACAAGAACGAATTGAATTGTATAGCTCAAGTGGAGTTTTACAATTCCGTACTAGAACTTCAAATGGTGGTCTGGGTGAAGGGTTCGATATTATGATTATCGACGAAGCTCAAGAATACACCACAGAACAAGAATCAGCTTTAAAATATACCGTTACTGATAGTGATAATCCTATCACTGTAATGTGTGGAACACCTCCAACACCAGTATCAAGTGGAACGGTATTTACAAAATTCAGAGAAACTTGTTTGTTTGGTCGAGGAAAGTATTCAGGCTGGGCTGAATGGTCTGTTGAAGAAGAAAAAGAAATCACAGATGTGGAAGCTTGGTATAATTCAAATCCGTCAATGGGCTACCATTTGGACGAACGTAAAATCGAAGCCGAACTTGGCGACGACAAACTAGACCATAATGTACAACGTTTAGGTTACTGGCCAACATATAATCAGAAGTCTGCTATTTCTGAAACTGACTGGAATGTACTTCAGATTGATGAGATTCCAGAATTTACTGGTAAATTATTTGCTGGAATTAAATATGGTCAAGATGGAACCAATGTTGCATTGAGTATTTCCGTCAAAACAGATAATGGCGATATATTTGTTGAAACGATTGATTGCCAATCTGTTAGAAACGGTAATCAGTGGATTGTTGACTTCTTACTGAAAGCTAATATTGAACAGATTGTGATTGATGGAGCTAGTGGGCAAAGAGTGCTAGATGATGAGTTAAAAGAATACAAAGTCAAAAATGTTACGCTGCCAACGGTTAAAGAAATCATTGTAGCAAACGCAATGTGGGAACAAGCCATTTTCCAGAAAACCATTTGTCATGCTGGACAACCATCACTTTCAAAAGTTGTAACCAATTGCGACAAACGCAATATCGGTTCAAATGGTGGTTTTGGCTACCGTTCTCACTTTGATGATGTAGATATTAGCTTAATGGATAGTGCATTACTTGCACATTGGGCTTGCGCAACGTCTAAGCCTAAGAAAAAACAAATTATTAGTTATTAAACTAAAAGTCACTATTTATAGTGGCTTTTTTTAATAAAAAAATTACTGTACGAGCAGGTTAACTCGGAAGAAAGGAGACTGAAAAATGTCTGAATTTAAAACGATTGAAACACAAGAAGAATTAGATCGAATTATTGGCGAACGACTTTCACGACAAAAAGAGAAATTTGCTGATTATGACGATTTAAAAGCAAGTGTGAAGAAATTGGAACAAAAAAATGCTGATTTATTACAAGCGATTGACAACAACAATCAATTATTAAAAGAACGTGAAGAAGTTCTTGCTGCAAAAGAAACAGAATTTTCTGAACTTCAAAAAATTGTTGATAGCTATAAATTTAATCAGCTAAGAACTCAAGTTGCATTAAAACACGGAATTCCTTATGAATTGGCTGAACGACTTCAAGGAGCAGATGAAGAAAGCTTGCAAGCTGATGCAGAAAAGCTATCTGCATTAATGAAACCAAAAACTGCTGCACCTTTGAAAGAACAAGAACCAGTTGTAGGCGAAGAACGTACCAATGCAATGAGACAAATGTTAAGAGATTTAAATAATTAGAAAAGAGGGAATTTATATGACAGAATCAAACGCATTACAAACAGGAACATTATTTAAACCAGAATTAGTAAAAGAATTATTTTCAAAAGTACAAGGAAAATCAGTGTTAGCTAAATTAGCCAATCAATCACCAATTCCATTTAACGGAACAGAACAATTTGTGTTTAATTTAGAAGGTAACGCTCAAATCGTTGGAGAAGGACAATTGAAAGGTGCTGGTAAAGCATTACTAGAATCAAAAGTAATTAAACCTTTAAAATTTGTGTACCAAGCACGTATTTCAAATGAATTTATGAAAGCGACAGAAGAAAAACAAATTGAATATATGACAGCATTTGCAGATGGATTCGCTAAGAAAATTGCAGAAGCGTTCGACATTGCAGCTTTGCATGGTTTAGAACCAAAAACATTAACGGCAGCGACTTTCAAACCAACAAACTCATTTGACGGATTAATTACAGATAATATCGTTACGTATGAAGAAGGTAAGATTGATGACAATATCGACACTGCCGTTCAACAAGTAGTATTAAAAGGTGGCGAGGTTACTGGTGTTGCATTATCTCCAGTAGCAGGTCAAGCATTAGCGAAAGTAAAAGTGAATGGAGTTGCTCAATATCCAGAATTTCGCTTTGGTCAAAATCCGGATTCTTTCTATGGAATGAAGTCAGATGTAAACAAAAACTTAACAATTGCAAGTGAAAATGCAGAGAAAAATCATGCTATTGTTGGTGACTTTGAGAACCGCTTCAAATGGGGTTATGCTGACAATGTTCCTTTAGAAATTATCCAATATGGGGATCCAGACGGAACTGGTCGTGACTTAAAAGCTTATAACGAAATCTGCTTACGTGCCGAAGCGTTTATCGGCTGGGGAATTTTAGATACTGCAGCATTTGCCCGCGTAAAAGGGTAGGTTGATACTATGGCGCAGTATAGAGACAAAGACAGCGGAGTAATCATTGAAACAGATAGTATTTTATCTGGTTCTTGGGAACTCGTCGAAGAGAAGAAAACTAGAGCTAAAAAAGTTGAAGAGGATGATGAAGAATGACTTCATTTGCTAATTTAGACGACTTACAAATTCTTTGGAAAAAGTTAAAACCAGTCGAAATTGAACGAGCTGAAGCGTTATTAGAAACTATTTCTGATATGTTACGAGAAGAAGCCGTTCGATATGGACGAGATTTAGACAAGATGGTTGCGGATCGTGCTAGTTACGCAACCGTCGTTAAATCTGTAGTCGTAGATATTGTAGCTAGAACGTTGATGACTTCTACAGAACAAGAACCTATGACTCAATTTAGCCAAAGTGCTTTGGGTTATTCAGTAAGTGGTTCGTATCTCGTTCCAGGTGGCGGTATTTTCATCAAGAATTCTGAATTAAAACGTTTAGGGTTCACTCGTCAACGTTATGGGGCGGTGGAATTATATGATTAAAGGAATTACAGTCACTCTACTCGATGAAACTTCTACAGAATTAGATCCATTTGGACAACCAATCAAGCAACAATCTGCTATTGAAGTGGATAACGTTCTGGTAAGTCCAACTGATTCAAAAGATGTCGTCGAACAAGCTCAACTTTATGGAAAAAAAGCCGTTTATACTTTAGGAATTCCTAAAGGTGATTCAAATCATTGGGAAGATAGAGAAGTAGTGATATTTGGCAAAAAATATCGCACTTTTGGTCCAGTGGTTGAGGGGATTGAAGCTTTGGTTCCAACTCAATGGCATAAAAAAGTGATGGTAGAGAGATATGAGTAATTTTAAGTTTAAGTTAAATAGTTCAGGTGTTCGTGAATTTTTGCAATCAGCTCCTGTTCAGAGCATGTTGGAAAGCAAAGCTAGAGCAATTCAGCAGAGAGTCGGAGATGGTTACGAGGTTTCAACGTATGTTGGGAAAACTCGTGCGAATGCAAGTGTTCGAGCTAATACAGTAAAATCCATTAAGGATAACAAGAAAAACAATACATTGCTGAAGGCGGTGAGATAATGATAGAAGTAGAATTAAGGGCTAATTTAGCAAGTAAGTTAGATTGTCCTGTTGTTTTAGAACAAAGTCCGAATATGCCTAGCAGATTTGTACTGATGATGAAAACAGGTAGTTCTAAAACAGATAAATTAAATTCTGCTACTTTTGCCTTTCAGTCTTACGGCAAAACAATGTATGAAGCCTCTTTACTGAATGAAAAAGTAAAAGAGGCAGTAGAAGAATTAATTAAACTGAATATCGTGTCACAAGTAAAATTAAATAGTGATTATGCATTCAACGATACAGAAACTAAAAGGTATCGTTATCAAGCAGTATTTGATATTCACCATTATTAAATTAGAAAAGAGGTAGAAACATGGCAAATAAAAATAACGCAAACAATGTAACTGCAGCTAAACCTAAAATCGGTGGAGCTATTTATTTAGCAGCAGTAGGAACAGCACTTCCTACAGATGCAAAAGCCGAATTAGATGCAGCCTTTCAAAATTTAGGTTTTGTATCTGAAAATGGTGTAGAAAACGACAACAACGGATCTTCTGAAGAAGTTAAAGAATGGGGCGGAAAAGTCGTTAACACATTGATGAAAGAAAAAGCAGATAAATTCAAATTCACTTTAATCGAAGCGCTAAATCCAGAAGTCTTGAAATTGATTTATGGTGCTAAAAACGTAGAGGGAACACTGGAATCAGGTATTACAGTAAAAGCTTCAAATGATGAATACGAATCATATAGTTTTGTATTCGACATGCTTCTAAAAAATGGAATTATGAAACGTATCGTATTGCCTTTAGCGAAAGTATCTGAAGTTGGTACAGTTAAATATGTAGCTGGTGAAAACATTGGTTATGAAACTACACTGTCAGCCTTTCCAGATGGCAAAGGCTTTACTCACTATGAATACATTGTAAAAGAGGGATAAATGAATGATTAAAGGACAAACAACATCAGGGTTTAATTATCATATTGATGAGAATATCTTACAAGATTATGAATTACTTGAAGCAATTGCGGAAACGGAAAAAAATCCAATCTTCATTACGAAAGTAGTTCGTATGTTACTTGGAGATGATACAGATAGATTAAAAGAGCATGTTCGAGATGAAAACGGACATGTTTCAATTGAGAAAATGAATGTTGAAATCACTGAAATTTTTGAAGCTCAAAAAAAATTAAAAAAATAACAGCCCTCGCCAAAATGATTGCCATAGATGAAGACGCATTAATATGCGATCTAGCAGAAACATATCAAATCTATGATTACAGACGGCTACCGGTTCAATCGGTAGCCGTTTTTTCTTTAGGGTTAAGAGATGATTCAAGAATTAAGATGAAATTATCTGGTTCTAAAATCTCTCTAGAACAATCTCTATTAGCTAGTATTGCTGACAGATTAGGGATTTTGATTTGGCAGAAAACAAAAGATGGAGCAAAAGGAAACAACGTTCCAAAATCAATATTAGCTACATTAAATGGAGAATATGAAGAAAACGACAAATCAGAAACAAGATTATTTGAATCTGGCGAGGATTTCTTAAAAGCAAGAGCAAAATTATTAGGAAGGGAGGAAACTAAATGGCAACAGAATTAGGAACGGCTTATGTACAGATTGTCCCATCAATGCAAGGGATTAGTGGTTCTTTATCTAAAGCGTTAGGCTCAGAAGCTAATAGCGCTGGAGATGAAGCAGGTACTAATTTTATGGGAAGTTTCAAAGCAAAAGCTTTGGCTCTGGTTGCAGGTTTAGGAATTGGGAAATTGTTAAAAGATTCCATTTCTGCCTCAATTAGTGAAGGTGCTGCATTGCAACAATCATTAGGCGGTGTGGAAACTTTATTTAAAAGCAGTGCTGATACTGTAAAGAATTATGCTAATGAAGCGTATCGGACAACTGGTTTATCTGCTAACAAGTATATGGAGAGTGTAACTGGTTTTAGTGCAAGCTTATTACAATCTCTAGGTGGCGATACAGACAAAGCTGCAGAAGTAGCAAACATGGCTTTAGTTGATATGTCCGACAACGCTAACAAAATGGGGTCATCTATGGAAAGTATCCAATTTGCTTATCAAGGATTTGCGAAGCAAAACTATACTATGTTAGATAACTTAAAACTAGGTTACGGTGGTACAAAACAAGAAATGCAACGACTTTTGGCAGATGCAGAAAAATTAACTGGTGTTAAGTACGATTTAAATAATTTATCAGATGTTTATAGTGCTATCCACGCTATTCAAGAAAATTTAGATATTACAGGTACTACTGCTAAAGAAGCTGCATCAACTTTTACGGGTTCATTTGAGTCTATGAAAGCAGCTGCTCAAAACGTGCTAGGTAAAATTGCGATTGGTGAAAATGTTTTGCCGGCTTTGGAGGCTTTGGCACAAACAACTTCAACATTTTTATTTGACAATTTCTTTCCAATGTTAGGAAACATTTTTTCAGGAATGGGATTAATTTTTACAGAAGGAGTAAGTAAAATTGCTTCTAATTTATTTGGAGATGAATTTGGTAATGCAGTCTATACCCAATTATCTAGAGTTACTGCAGTATTCCAAACTTTCTTTGATATGATATTTGGTTCAATGTCAAATCAAGATAATATTGATGTTTTACAAGCATTAGGTTTTAGTGAAGCTGCAGCAACTCAAATTGTAAATATTGCTGAAAATATCCGTGTCACATTTGAAAATATCGGTTCAGCACTTGCAGATGTAGGTAGCATTGCAGTTGATTTTATTGGAGACTTGTTAGGTATTCAAGGTAGTGAACAAGGAGTAACTATTTTAGGAACAGCTTTTGAAGTGTTGACTTCAGTATTAAGCGTTGCATCTGCTGCATTAAAAGAAATTACTGGTTTCTTTAAAGAAAATCAGTTAGCTGCTGATTTGCTAAAATCAGCTTTAGTAGCGCTAGGCGTAACTATGGCAGCTGTAAAAATTGCAGGTTTTGTATCTGAATTAGGTGGTATTAGTGGAGCTATTGGAGTTGCAAAAACAGCAATTACTACATTTGCGACTAGTATCACGGCTTCAATTTCTGCTATTCCATTAATTGGTTGGATTGCGGCAGCAACTGCAGCACTAGCGTGGTTTTTCACTCAAACAGAAACAGGAAAACAACTATGGGGAAGTTTTATGGAGTGGTTTTCTGGAACATTTCAATCTATCGCTCCAGCATTTTCAGAAGCTTGGAACGGAATTGCTGAAACTGCTGTTTCAGTTTGGACTAATCTAATTGCGGTTGTATCTCCAATTATTCAATCAGTTGTAGATTTTATCAAAACAATTTGGGACGGAATGTCAGCGTGGTGGACTGAAAATCAAAGCCTAATACAGCAAACTTTTGAAACGGTATGGAATGCTATTCAATCAGTTATCCAAACTGTAATGCCTGTTATCCAATCGGTAATTGAAACGGCTATGAATATTTTATCTCCTTTTATAGAATTAACTTGGAAGAATATTTGTACAATTGTAACAACAGTTTGGGAATTAATTAAGAATTCTATTCAAACTAATATAAATGCAATTCAAGGAATTATTAAGGCAGTAATGCAAATTATTAATGGTGATTGGAGTGGTGCGTGGGAGACTATTAAAAGTGTTGGTGAAACGCTTTGGAACGGGTTGGTCAATGCTGGTAAAATTATTTTTGATGGTTTCGCACAAATCTTATCTAATATTTGGAATGCTATTAAATCTGCAGCAAGTAGCGCATGGGAAGCTTTGAAATCAATTGTTTTAAATTTAATAGATGGATTAGTAAAAGGTGCTCAAAACGCTTGGGATACTATGCAACAAGCTGTGAGTGATTTAGTCAGTGCTGTTACTAATATTTTTGATAGTATTAAAAATATTAACCTCTGGGAGGCTGGTAAAGCAATCCTTGATGGTTTTTTAGGTGGATTAAAATCTGCTTGGAATGCTGTTACTGATTTCGTTGGAGGTATTGCTAGTTGGATTGCAGAACATAAAGGACCTATTGAGTATGATAGAAAACTTTTAATACCAGCAGGTAATGCTATTATGGACGGATTAAACGAAGGGTTAAAAAATAGTTTCCTAGATGTACAGAAAACAGTATCTAAAATGACTGAAGAAATTTCTACACCTTTTGATAATTTAGAAACTTCACTAGATAGTGAAATTAATTTAAATCCGCAGGTTACAAAAACTATGGAAGTTTCAGCGAATTTATATGAACCAGAAAAAAGTGATGTCTCTATTGAAATTATTTCATTGAAAGAAAAGATTTCAGCTTTACTAAAAAAATTAATTGATAAAGATACAACAATGTACTTAGATGGAGAAATTGTTGCACAAAATACGTATCAACGTCATGCTGATATTTTTGCAAGGGAGGGTATTTAGATGGACAAAATGATTATCAATGGATTTGATACTTCAACTTTACATAAATGTTATGTGACGAGTTTTGGTAAAGTACAAACAGCAAAATATCGAAGAAATGATAGTGCAACTATTTATGGCGCTAATGGTACTTATGATGTTTTTGATGGAGCGTTCGAAAGTTATGAACGCTCTTTCGAATTTTCATTAAATTCTCTAGTAGACATTGAAACAATCATTAACAAATTCAAGACAACAGATAATGTGCTTGAATTTAGCTATCATCCTGATTCTGTTTTTTATGCAGATTTTATAGATGCAGAATATGAAAAACAAGGTTTTCACGCATGGAAATTGACTATTAAATTAAAAATGCATCCATTTAGATATCTTAAGCAAGTTTCAGATATTATATTGACGGGAAATGGTTCTGTAAATAATATCGGCACAGTCTACAGCGAACCGATTGTAATTATTGAAGGAGATGGAGATGTTTCTTTAACAATTGGAGAACAAACGATGCATTTATCATTAAAGAAAAAAGTTACAATTGATTGTCGTCATAAAAAACAAGCCATATTTAATTTTGAAGGTAATATTAAAAATACATTACGTAAAAGAGGAACTTTCTTCGAATTAAAACCTGGGATTTCTGGAATTGTTATAACTGGGAATGTTACAAAAATTACAATAAAAGGTAATTGGAGGTATCTAGCATGATTTATATACATGAAGGAAATATTCCTTTGAACGAAGCATATAATGACGAAATTAAGCAACTCGCAAATAGTACTTACCAAGTATCGTTTAAATTTCCAATAAGTGATAATAAGTGGATGTTATTAAAAGAAGAAGTGCATATAATAGCAGATGATTTACATGGAGAACAAGAATTTATTATTTTTGAAACCGAGATGAACGATGGTTATATAACAGTCTATGCTAATCAAATAACTACCTTATTAAATCATTATATAATCTCAAATATAAATGTTATTCAGGGTTCGGGATTTGCTGTGATGAATGCATTAGCTGGTGCTATTATTCGAGAAAATCAATTTTCATTTTTTTCGGATATTTTAGAAACTCATACATTAAATGTGAAAAACATTTCTGCAATGGATGTACTTATTAAAGATAAACATTCTATTGTTGGGCAGTGGGGTGGAGATTTAATTCGTGATCGATACAGAATAGAATTACTTAAAAATGGCGGTTCTGAAAATGAATCGCTTTTTATGTTTAAGAAAAATATTAAACGTTATCAGCAAAAGAAGTCGATTAAATCATTATGTACTAGAATTCATTTGAGAAAGAAAATTAAAGGAAAAGGTGATTCTGAACAAGTCATCGAAGTAACAGTGGATAGTCCATTAGTTGGCCAATATCAAAATATTTATGAAGCTAGTATGGATGTGAATGATGAGAAAGTTACAGATATAGCCACGTTACAAGAATACGGAAAAAATTATTTCAAACGAACTCTTTGCGATTTAATGGTAGATAGCTTTGAAATTGATGTAATAGGTCAAAGTGATGTTTCTGTAAAAATATTTGATGTTGTAAGTGTTTTTTATGAAACTTTTGGAGTGGATATACGTAAACAAATTACATCTTATACATATTCACCAATGGGAAGAAAATTGAAATCCATCGGATTTGGAGTAATTAAGAATACTTTTGGCGGATCTTTAGGAACAATGGTTAGTAATGCTATCGATTCGAAAACATCAGAAATAATTGATGAGATGGATAAAGAGTTTGAAAAAAGAATGCAAAATGCAGATAGAGCATTTGACAGCCGATTCCAAAAGATGAAAGAGTCTATTGAAGAAAGCATCGAAAAATCAAAAGCATTATCTGAAGAAGAGAAAGCTAAATTAGCTGCAGAAATTAGTAGCAAATTAACCGCTAGCAAAATCGATACAGATAAGATTAAGGCAGATTTCGACAAGTGGCTAAAAGAACCGTTGAAAGAGCTGCAAGATGAAATTGATAAGAACGCTCAATTAAGCAAGATTAATAACGAGCTTATCGGTGGTGACGGTATCACTCGTTACAACAAGAATCGATTAGCAGGAGATCCTAACCGTACCATCGAATTAGGTACTGATTATATCGAAGTAGGTCACAATGGTAGTGGGTTTGAAGTAGGGCAGCAATACACAATTAGTTGGAGTGCTGAATGTACTCCTTACGGTCATCGAGATGTCACTACATTATTAAGAACTCCTTACTTATTAACAGGAGGTAAAGTAGTGTATACACCTCAAGACAACAGATTCCCTACGATCCAACAGAATTTTACTACTGATAGAGCTGTTGTACCAATGGTGTATTTTGGATTGTACAATGTACGTTACGAAAGCAATTGGTACAAAACTAAAACAATTGTTAAGAATATTAATGAAACGCAAGAAGATGTAACGCTACATCTGGAATGGAAAGAAATTTTTGATGGAAATCAAGATAATTCTGTTTTATTAGGTTGGAGTGATACACCAGATTTAATTATTGATGGAGGTGCAGGATAATGCCAGAAATAGCAAATGCTAGAGTACAATTTAAGCGAATGACTCAGCAACAATGGGAAAACAGTTCATATATTGCCGCTGAAGGCGAAATGGTATTCGAAACAGATACAGGATTTGTCAAAATTGGTGATGGTAGAAGCCGTTATACACAATTACGATATTTAACTGGACCGCAAGGCGAACGAGGACCAAAAGGCGAAACTGGAGAACGAGGACCAGCAGGTCGTGATGGTGTGGTTACTTTTGAAAATTTAAGTCAGGCGCAAAGGAATTCGCTAAAAGGTGATAGAGGTGAACGAGGGGAACAAGGTCCTCCTGGTCCTCCTGGTCCAAGAGGTGCTGATGGAACTAGAGGCGCTACAGGCGAACGTGGAGCAACTGGAGAAAGAGGAGTTACAGGACCAGCGGGTCCAACAGGCGAACGTGGTCACTCATTGACAGCAAACGTGCGTATCGAGGGTAGTTATAGAAATGGTGTTAACAGTCATTTAAATATTATATCGGATGTTTATTATGATGGTGTGAGATTAAGCAGTGGATATACCGTAGATTTCTTTTATCGGGGATTTGGAAGTGACAATTGGACGAGTCAATTAAGTAGAGAACCAGACAGTAATGGTAAAATCGCTCAATTCAGTTCAGCTCAACGTAGCGGTGGTTATCTTGAAGTGTATATCGTTGTGACTCATCAAGGTATTAAAGCAGCTGCTAGTACACGATTAGATAATGTACAAGATGGTGCTAGGGGTGCTACAGGCGAACGTGGTCCTGCTGGTCCACAAGGTGCTACTGGAGCGGCAGGACAAAACATTATCAATCAAAGGACAGGTCAAGCTATGAAATACTGGAATGGATCTAAAGCTGATTTTGATGCAATCAGTAACAAAGATGCTGGAACTATTTACGACTATCATGCTTAGGTGGTGAATATATGGCTAGAGAAGGTATATATGTAAACGGAAAAGAGATAATTGCTAGATACGTTGGTAATCGTTTAGTTTGGCAGAAAGAAACCGAAAAATTATTTTCAACAATAACTTTTACTACGAGATGGAGTAATTATTCCTTTGATAATTTAACAGTCGAGACAACAGAATTTACTAGTATAAGTTCACACAACGACGTAGAAATCAACATTTCAAAAATTAGTGTTGATAATAAATTTTGGAAAGCTAGCAAGTTTGGATATCATTTCAGATATGTTAGAAGAAATACGTATCATTTGAGTACAAGAATTACTTTCCAAAATCAAAATGATAAAGAGGAGTTCTTACGTGTTGTAAATGCAAAATCAAGAGTTGAAATAAAACTATATCAGGAGAAAAAATAGCCTATGTACACAACAATTCAAAATAACAAACATCCAGCACAAGAATTAAACGGTAGATATTATCAAACATTCACAGCCCAATCAGCTCAAGAATTAATTAAAATTCACCACTTAGGATGTATTGGTAATACTGAAGTAACCAATATTCAGTTAGAAAAAGGAAGAAATCCAACAAGTTTTGTTGTAGCGAAAGAAACTACATCACCACTTTCTGGACTATTCAAGGATTTCAGAAACTTAAAAGTTGACTTATCGAATGAAGATAGCTCGTTAAGAGCTAGTTTCCAGAATAGCGCTAAGGCTCAAATGGTGCAGTACTTCAATACGAACGTTAGAAGTGAAATTCAGCAATCAGCGAATCAGATTCGTCAAACTGTAACTAGTCTAGTGGATAATGCTGTAATGAAGAGTGATATTCAAATTACTCCAACTGGAATTCAACTAGGTTCTGGTAAGTACGTAAACGGAGAAACTATATCAAGTATGTTAGTAGCTAATCCAGAATCAATCAAAGCAATCACTAAATTAATGGAAGTTTCAGGTAATTTATTAGTTAATGGTTCTATCACAGCTGATAAAATGGCTGCTAATTCAATCACTGCTGCATTGTTGAAAGCTGCATCAGTAGAGAGTAAGCATATTGTTTCTGAAGCTGTCGAAGCGAAACATTTGAAAGTGGATGAAGCGTTATTCAACAAGTTATTAGCTGATGAAGTATTTATTAATAAATTGACAGCAAAACAAGCTTTTATCAATTACTTAAGTTCAGTGAAGATTGAAGCTAGCCAGATTCAAGCTGATTATGCTTTCATCAATAAATTAACAAGCGCAAAAGCTTTTATTGATGTACTCGACTCAAGACAGATTACAGCAAAACAAATATCAACAGACTTGTTAAGCGCATATACAGGTTTGATTGGTGGTTTCAGAATTGGCGCACATAGTACATGGGGCGGTCATTGGATAACTGGTAAGAACAGTTATTCAGTAGGTATGAGTAACGGTGAACGAGGAGGTCAGGAGGGCGTAGCGCTATTCGTCAACTGGGGTTCAAATTGGTCAAGACCTGGAATTAACTCGTGGTATGTCGCTGAATCTGGATCAATGAATTGCAATGGAAGCGTGTATTTAAACGGTCAAACTTCGGTTAAAAATGGAATGTATTTTGAAGGTGGAGGAAAGTTGTACTACGACGGTACAGAATTAACTCAATTAGTTAAGAATACCGTAAGCAATTCAACATTTTCATCTTTAGAAACAACAAGAGATATGAGAGTAGGAAAAGATTTAGTTGTAGGAGGTTGGATTTATTATCAAGGTGGATGGATTAGCAAAAATGCTGTAGAAACAGGCTCTGATAAACGATTTAAACACAACATCGTTCCAACAGCTATATATGCATTAGATAGAATCAATAACCTTAAAACTTATGAATATGATTTTGCAAAGGACAATAATAAATATCATAAAGAACTAGGTTTGATTGCCCAAGAAGTGGAAGAGTGGATTCCAGATGCGCATATAGTAGAAAGAGATGATTTACAATCTTATTCACCTTTCTTCTTTATTCCATATTTAGTGAAGGCAATACAAGAACTAGATGAAAAAATTACAATTTTAGAAGGGAAGTTACAAAATGGAAAATAAACCAACAGCAGCAGATTTTTTAGCACAAGAAATTGGCTTAATCTCGAAAGAAAAAGCAATTTTACAAGAAGCGTTGTATAACGCAAACAAGCGTAATCAAGAGTTAGAACAAGAATTAGCACAATATAAAGGGAAAGAGGTACAATAATATGTCATTAACAGAATTTAAAGTAGAATCTAAATTATTTGTCATCGATAAAACTGATGTAGCTATCAAAAAAGAATATCCTTATACATTTATTAGACGTAGTTTACCAGGAAACTGGACGGATAAAAGTGATGAAGCAATCATTAACGCAGTTGTTGAAGTTGTCAATACTGAATTTGATCCTACTTCCGCTATTGCCAAATTTACATTGCTACAAAATGAAATGAAGCAGACAATCGAACATACTAAGAAGAATTCAGAAATTGGGCAAAAAGCTTTGCTTGAACTAGCAGGTCAAGTCACTGAAATTGTTACAGATATCGAAATCTTAAAAGCTGCAGTCTTTGGTGAAGTTCATGAAACTGAAGGAGAACATTTAGAAACACCGACAGCTCCAACAGCAGTAGCACCTACAGCACCAGTAGCGACTGAACCAACAGCAACGATTCCAGAAATTACTGCACAACCAGTAGTACCAACAATATCAGCAGCAACAATCACTACAACTAATTTGAATATGGAGGTAGAACATCATGCAAGCACAGAAACAAACATCTCTCAAGGACAACCTGCAGGAGTTCCTAGCGAAAACACAACTAGCGCTATCACTGGTATTCAGTAAAGGAGGTGATAAAATGAAAAACTTAGTAATGTTGATGGCGATTAATATTTTGGAAGGTCGATACGATTACCAAAACGTGCCAAAAAGGCTTAAAACACGAGTTTTAGAGCAATTGAAACTTTCAGGAAAAACAATCAACGAGCAAGGAGAATTAGTAGATTTTAAAGGCTAATTCTCCTTTTTGTTTGGAGCAGATTTGCCCAATCTGCTCCATTTTTATTTAGGATGTGATGTAATTTGAGCGAGACTATTTTACTTGCCTTAATCCCCACTTTAATTCCAGCGGTGCTATCTTATCTAACAGTTCGTATTCAAACGGCAAGTAAGAAAGCAACTGATGAATTAAACCAGAAAATCAACAATATTCAAAGTGTTGTTGAGGAAATAACGGAGATAGGCAAGAGAAATAATAATGATATCGGAGAATTAAAAAACAAAA